CACCAACAAATTGTGTAAGGTTTTTACCTGTATAGGCTACAAAATGTTCTTCACCAACTGTATCAACCATACTAAGAGTTCCTGACTTAGGAAAGTCAATAGTTGAGTCTACATCAAGAATAGTAGAACCAATTGACACATCATTAAGAAGTCTTGTTTTTGAGTTGGGTTCAAACTTACCAAAGATTGTGCCTTCAACATCAATATCTCTTTGATATCCAGTATCAATTGAAATTTGGTAAAAATCACCTTCTACATTAATTTTTTCAACCTTTGTTACAGTTCCTCTTGCACCTGTTGTTTTCTGAAATACTGTACGATTTTTTAGATCAAATGCATCACCAACATATCCTTCTACAACAAAATCCTGACTGATTTTATAATCTGCATCAGATGGTCTTAAAAGAAGATTATTTGGTTTAATAACTTCTACATCAACACCATAGATTGCTTTAAATAAAATCTTAAATGATTCATCAGTTCCCTTTGCTTTGTAGAAACTATCTGCTCCTTTAATAAAGTTTTTCTGATTTAAGTCAGCATAAAAAGGTCTATCTTCAAGACCAGGAGTAATTGATGTTTTTAACTTAGTAAGAAACTCTTGCAAAAACAGAACATTAAGGTTCTTGATTGTTGCATTTTTTGTATGACTTGTTGCAATAGTGCTTACAAAGTCTTGCTTATCTGCAATTAATGAAGTAGTATATGATTTTACGCCGCTAAAACCCCTTATACAATCTTCAAAAGTTTTAGATGTTTTATATCCATATCTTATAATTTCATCACCAATCTGAATTAATCCATTTTCATTAGGGAATCCATATGTAAAGTTTGAAGTATCAGATACTGTAATAGAAGTAGCATTTGAATCAATGTCTGCCGCTAAAATAGTATCAAGTTTTAAATTAGTTAATTCATCAACTTTTACATATTGATCTAGATTTTGAATCAGATCAAAAGTGCCACCATGTGATGATTGTGAATTATAATATTCTTCTAAAAATGTAATAAGTAAAGGAAAATCTTCCTTCACATAAGAAGGAATCTGGGATGATAAGACATCCTTTAGTTGTACTCTATCTACCGCCATTTCTTAGTAAGAATATGTATTTTGAGTTGATTGTGTTGTACCATTCATACCAGTAGTAACTGAATATGATTCACTTGCTGCAATTGTTGTGGTTGCTTGTGTAATCACTGTAGTAGAACTACCAGTAGTTGCTAGTTCAACTGGTCCTCTTACAAGTGCTCCATTAGAATAAGAAGAGGATACAATATAATTGCTACCAGAGACATCATCACCAGATGCAATTTCATCAGTTACACCATTTATAGTCACATTCCTAGTATCAAGTTGTAAATAAAGATCCTGCTTTCCAATTACATCATTAGAGTAAGGAGTTGCAGAGATTTCAATGAGTGACTCACCTCTATTTACTACAGTAGAAATAATGTTAATTGGAGATAACATAAGTTCCCCCTTAACATAATCAATAGTACCAACATTTTGTTTTACAACAACATATTCTGTTGGAGAGTTCAGTTTAAACAAGAACAATGTACCCTTCTTAAGGGTTGCATCAGGACTATCCCCAAGATAAAGAGTGTCTGAATTACCAGCAATCTTAAATCCAGAAGATTTAATATTAAATCCAATTTCACCACCATGTGTCCCATGACCATGGTTCTTGATATGGAATCTATTACCATAACAAATTTCATACTCTGCAAAAGAATTCAAGATAACACTTAAATCCCTACGCATATTAACAGTAGTGATGTTTGATGTTACAGAAGCATGACTATTATCAATAATGTTCTGATATTTACTATACTTAAATCTAGCACCAAATTTATTCAATTCTGTGGATTCAGAATACTTAATAAGATTATTTCTTACTAAACCAGTTACTAATAATGAACTCTGTGATTTGTTTTCATTATAGTAAACATAGGAATTGGTCTCAACATATAAGTATTTTAAATCAACAATCTCTGGAATAATACCAGCAACTGAATATCTTTTTAGTTCTCGCTTAATATCTGTCTTTACATCAGATGAAAGGAATACACCATTAGTTGGTTTTACACTAATGAATACCTTACCATATTGTGGAGGCGTCAATTCCTCACCACCAAAAGCAGAAACAGAATCTGCTTCAGCATAAATTTTAGGAATCATTGCCTCATAATCTACAGTAGTTACTGCTCTATTCTGTGAAGAGTAGATTTGTGGTGCATACTTCTTAATAGATTCTATAGATTCAATTTCACCACCACCAAAACTATTAGTATCAATTACTAGTGTAGTAATATTTTCTGTTACTGCAGCACCATTATTATTAACTAAACTACCAGCAAAACTCATTCTGGATATATTATTACCTTCAGACCCATTAGATATAATATAAGATGCTTCAATTACATTAGGTTCTTGAACAGGTAAACCAAAGATTCCATCACCAAATAATAATTCATAATTTTCATTTTCTACTTCTTGTAAGTAATAAACAGGAGATGATGCCTTTACTTCAAATAAACCTTTAGATTCTGTATATCTTCTAATGATAGTAGAGTTTGCTGATTCTCTTACATTAACTCTAAGTAAGTTAGTATCAATACCACTATTAGTTAAGATATACTTTTGATTTGGTGTACGAGCATTTACAGTAAATTTTGATGTAATATAATTTCCCTCATATACTGTTATGCTATCAAAA